CATGACAGGCTTCCTTAGTTCTAGGGTTCTTTCTTTGCTAAGATATGCGATATTATCTGAAAGAAGTAGATTATATTCATTGTCGGCAATAACAACTAGATCGAATCCATAACCTATAACACACCAACTACGGAAAGATTCATCAGCTTCAAATATCCATCCATGCCCCCATGTATCACGTTCAATATGGCCTCGGCCTTCAGTTTTTATACTAACACCGAATAGAAGATCGTAGTCGTGATTTTCTATTTTACTCAGCAATCTACTAGTACAATAAAATTTCATCGTCTGTATTTGTCTTTTAGATCTTCAGGTATATAGGAAATACGCATTCTTTCAGCTAAAAATGGATCCTGTAATTTGATTATCGACGCACACATAGAATTAATACGACCAGTAATTCTATACCATTCACCTATGGCCAAATCATTCTCATAGTCATACTCGTAATCATTCTTGGTAAACTGAAAATCTTCTCCAAGATTTTCTATTTTGTTTATAAGAGTATCTCTATCGTTTCCTTTTGCCAAGAATTCGACGAAAACAAATTCTTTCATATCTCACAATTAGCAGAGAAACTATTAAAATTCAAAGTGAAATCTTGTAAATCGAACATAGTGGTTCTACGAATATTGTCTGTTCCTACCCAGGAGAAACTAACAAGTTTTCCAGTTCTCAACGATTGAATAAAAGATTTGGAGTCTGATAACTTCCTATATAATAAAGTACCTTCTTGTATCCAGGGTGGTTGAGTCATTTGAATTTCTTTGCCATCAATCTTTACTTCAACTTGTTGGAATGTAGTTCCGTGTGGACCACCATCCCAGAATATAGCCATAATAGGTGCTGTACTTGGACCTGCCAAAAACTCTTTTGCTGAACATACAAAACGAAAATCCGTTGCCACCTTTTCCTTATTAAGTCCAAATTTTGTACCTATAGCAGAAGTGTGATAGATGTATCCAACGGTTGCTGTTTTTTCTGTGTTCTTAACTTCTACCACATTCCAAGTAGAAGCATAGGTTCCCACATACATGAATGTAAGGATTATACAGAGGAAGAATCTTTTCATAGATGACCTTGAAGATATCATATTGTATAATGTATTTAATTTATCGTCAACTGGATTCAGATAAATAACATAGCACTTAAAGAAAATAATGGCTCAATACATTTACATTCTCTCAGATACGAATACACACCTCATAGCTGAAAGCATAAGTGATCAGATCTTTGTAAATGGAATAGTAGAATCAGAAAATATTAAATTGACCACGGATATACTTATACAGATAGCTAAGAGTTGTCCTGTCGAATATTTTTATATTATAGCAACAGATCAGGAAATAATTTTTCCTAAATTTGATTTTTCATTCAAGCCGGAAGAATGGGATAAGGAATATGTCCATATTTGGAATAATGATACACGCATAAGAGTATTCAATAAGGCCGAAGTATTAAAAAATCCCACCAACTTCACAGATGAATCATTAAAGAATGGTAATATAAAATTAAAGAATATCGATAAGAAAATTTATGAATATCCTCAATTTGATATTATTTTTTTAAGTTATGACGAAACAGATGCAGACAATCATTTTAGACAATTAAGGAACAGATTTCCTAGAGCTAAACGGATTAGTGGAGTAAAAGGAATATTTGAAGCACATAAGGCAGCGGCAAAACTTTCTGATACAAGTATGTTTTATGTTGTTGATGCCGATGCTGAAATATCACCAACATTCACTTTTGACTACCAACCCACATCTTATGATAGACATTCTGTTCATATCTGGTACTCTAAAAATCCTGTAAATGGATTAGAATATGGATACGGTGGTGTAAAATTATTTCCTAGAAAGATATTACTCGAATATAAAGGATCGTCTGTAGATTTCACCACTAGTGTATCTGGCAGCGTAAAAGTGATTCCAGAAGTTAGTAATATAACACGTTTCAATACTGATCCATTCTCTACGTGGAGAAGCGCATTTAGAGAATGCGTTAAACTTTCATCTAAGATTATTACAGGGCAGACAGATAATGAAACTGAAGAGCGATTAAGAATATGGCAAACTAATGGTGATGGTGAATTTGGAGATTTTGCTATTATGGGAGCAAACGAGGGTAGAGAATTCGGAAAAGAAAATATTAATCAACCAGAGCAACTTAAATTGATTAATGATTTTAATTGGTTAGAAAAACGTTTTAATTCTTAGCAGTGAGTCCCTAGTAATTTTTCTACTTCTTCGTTAATATCTTTTTCGAGTGTTTCGGTATTGATAAAGACTTTCACATCTCTCATCTTTTTGAATGAATCTTCCATTGCTGCCCATGTAGCATTCTTGTTCAAAGGAATTGGGTGAGTTATTTCTGTGCCCTTTAGTTCAACAACATTTCCATCATAATATTGAACAAGTATTTGTTCGATATATTTTGCAGGAATTTCTTTTGCTTCAATTTCTTTTACTATACGATCGAAGACAGATGGCTTGGCGATTCTACTAATCGCTTTATCAAGATTGAAGCTAGTTGTTGTTTTTTTAACCATTGTCTGCATCTCCCCATTTATCTAATATTTATCAGAAATACAGGCGGTTTAAACCGCCTGTATTATGGGAACATCATATCACGCCTTAACTCGTTCGGCATCTCTTTTGAGCTTTGCAGCCACTTTAGCATCCAAAGCAGATTCCTTCTTTTCAACCTTGGCTTCTGCTGCTTTAGCACGATCACGTTCACGACGTTTTTCTTTGCGCTCTTCAAGCTTTACTGCCTTGATATCTTCCGGAAGAGTAGGACGACCACGACCTGGTCTAGAATCCGGATCTAATGCATATGCTTCTTCACGTTTAGCTGCTGCATCCTTTTCGAGTAATTCTGCCTGCAGGATTAATCCCTTGGCCACTGCTGCAGGATCCTGTTTTACAGAATTTATAACCTCAGTGACATCTTGTGCTGATGTTTGTGCCTTTTGACTAGATATATACTGATCAACCTTCTTATCGATAGTTGCATTAATAAGAGCCAAAGGTACTGCATGACCTGGTAATGGAAGCATAGTAATATTGGTTACCGGTTCCTTACGCAAAAAACCTCTTTGATGTAAAGAAGTTAGACAATTGGTACCATCTGGAAATGTTCTACGATTTAATACTTCGTAGAAATCATTTGTTTCTGTAGATTCTTTGCTGTTTAGACATTGAATTAAATAATCGTGATAGCTGTCAGGGAGACGTTCAGTTTCAACAATCAAACAATGTGTATCATCGTTTGGTAGTTTTCTAAATACGACAGCAACACGGACTCCAGTATTAACAAGTTGTCCAGAGTGTTTTTTAAGATTTTCGATAGCCATAATTTCTCCTTAGATTCCGACATTCTTATATTGTTTACGAAGAGGAATCTTCTTTAATTTTGTTTCTTTTAATTTAGGTACTACCATCGTCATAAAATTATTTTCAACATCAGCATTAGTAACTGGTTTGGTGAATATATAACTTACGGTAATAGGTGTCACTTTAAGTTTATGTAGATAATCGATGAGCATATTATCTAAACCATGATGTTTAGCAGATAGATTTATTAATATAACATTGGTATGCAAATCTTCTACTGCATATTTAATACATATGGCATTATAGAACTTTTCAGTACATACACCGTCTTCTCCCTCCTCATAGGAGGAGATTACCTTTCTATACTTAGATATTTCTACACCGGGAATAAGATTATTAGCTTTAAAGAATGTGGTTATTAGTTCCATATTCTGTTCAGTCGCTATTATACTTGTTTCTTCCTGTAACTTTTCTATAACTTCTTCCATCATATAATTCCTTTAAAGGGGCAAAGCCCCTTTTATTATACTGTTGGTGTTTCTTCTGGTGCCGCTGCTGGTGCTGCTTCATCCTTCTTTTGTGTGCTTTCAACATACGAAAGGAATCCGGCTAGCTTGTTATAAGCATCGCCAACTTGCGATAATTCACCTGCTTGGAATGCTCCACGACGAGATGCTAGATCAACAATACGGGCAAGGAGTTGAAGATCAGCAATAGTTAGCTGAACTGGCTCCATTGTGGTAGTAGTTGCTGCGGCATCTGCTGCCGGTGTTACTGTTTCTTGAGCTTGTGCTGCTTTCTTTGGTGCTTTTGCCATTGTAATCTCCGTTAAAAATGGTTAGTGTAAGATGAAATTCTATACGTTTTTATTTAGCTAAAATATCGAATATCGTGCAGAATATTGGTATTTTTCTTAACGAAATATGGATTCTATTAGTATTTAATCAACAGAAAGGGCCCCTCAGGGGCCCTTTCTCTGCTGCTTTAACCTAGCTTACTTGTGTCCGTGTTCGCCCGGTTGAGGGAGAACCTTGACCAAATGATCTGGCCAATCGATATAGAATTTCCATTCTTCGTCACGGATATGTATTGGCAAAGTTTTTCGTTTTGCTAATATTTCATAGTAAGTTGGCCTGTGGGGCTTTTTCTTAGGTATAACCTTGTGATCTGCACCCTTCTCACTGTTGCACGTCTTGCAGGACGTACAGACATTGAGCCAGTTAGTTTTACCACCATGCGAGCGTGGAACAACGTGGTCCAGCGTGAGTTCAGTCAGCTTTACCTTACCCTTAGCTTCTTTACAGCGCCAAGTCGTCTGAAGTTGACAGGTGAAATCATCCCTAAGATACACGTTAGAACGGCTATACTTTAGATTCTTGCTCCACTTAACTTGTTCAGTCATTATCACAATAGATGGAACTTTCATTTCCAAATGTTGTGATCTGATTGTCCAGTTATCATATTCCTTTAGCGTCTTTACCTTACCAAGGAATAAAAGACGCATGGCTACTTGCCATGTCACAACAGACAATGGCACATGAGAAAGTGGGCTTCCATCAGCATTTAGTAATAAGGTATCCATAGATCACCGTTCTTGTTTATGTAGAGCCGTAGGCTCATTTATAGTTTACTATGGGTAAACTAAACTGTCAACTGGGCTTAGTCGACAATTTCCAAGTAGTTTTGAAACTCATCGGGCACGCCTTTGAGCTTTAGAGCAACGGCATCTTCCATCCGTTCGAAATCAACGCGAAATGTTTCTATAACTGGTGTAGTTTTATAATCATCGTGTAGGTAATCGCGCATCAATGCGTATCCAACTTCATTATTACAGGTATCATCTACCCATGCCTTGAAGAACATTTCGAGAATTTTCTGTTTGTCTGAATCCGATGTGTTCTTAAATTTGAAATAGAGTGAAGTCTGATACATCAAATAGCCTTTGACGTATTTATCGTCTTTAGGCAGTGGTGATTAATTTTAGGTTTATGGCCCTTATGGCTGCTATTGCATCACCCCTGTACCTTTCTTTTTGCCTCATATCATGTTCTGTATTACCATTCCATAATTGTTCAAATAATATATCAATAACATTTTCGAGACTATCTGAAGAGGTAAGTTTTTTTCCAACCATTTCCTGTAATGATTCGAATGCATCATATTGTAATCTACTTAGTGCTATAGATCTTGCTACAGACTCGATTGTGTTCTCGTCGGTTGGTATCAAATATGTATTCATACCAATTCTTCTAGAATTTTTATCCTGCTACCAAGATACCATATACCGCCCTGACATTCCGGGCGAACAATAGTTTCTTCGTGAATGAATTGCACCTTGCACCATACTCTATTTCTCTTGCTTAGATGTGGTGCATTAGGTGTGCTACAGATATGCCAACCTG